TCTGCATGATCTATTCCATTTAACCAATTTTTAAAATTCCATTGTTTCCATTGAGCGTATTGAAAATTAGTAGGAACACTTTTAATTACATCACTAGGGGACATTTTTTTAACTATCTTAATTATTTGTTCTATGTCTTGTTTGTTATGTTTATCCCAAAGTTTTTTTGAGTGTTTCCAAAATTTAGTGTCGTAAGTAGAACCTTTTGAATAATGCCATAGTATAAAGTTTTGGACTTGTATTATATAATTTTTTATATTATTTACAGTGTGTTCTTTAGTACAGTTATTAAAAATATAATCGAAATAAAATCTACAAGACTTTATATAACCACCCATCGCTGTTGCTTCTAAGGGTTCAAGAAAAAATAATTTATTGCCATTTAACAATACTCTATTATCTATAATTGGTTTTTTAACTACATACTGACTAAAGGGAAAGACTTTGTTTATCTTACTTACTTTAAATGTTTCTTTAAAATCTTTTGTAGCTTCTTTTACTGAAGTAATTTTATTATTAAAAATATAACCTAGAGAAGTTTTATCTGGTAGAGGTATATAAAAGCACCAACCATTTTTGTGAGCTATCGATCGTGTGTAGTCTACGTCATTTTCTTTTTTAGGAAGTGTTGCTAACAAAGCGCAATTAAGAGGGTTGGTTAAGGTGTCATATTTATTAAAGTTTTTAGGAGTACCTCTACAATCTATAATATAATCAGCATCTATATCACTATACTTTTTTATATTTTCATCTGTTTCTTTAAAATTAATATCCAAGTTATTGCAAACAAAGTCTTGAAATTGTTTAGGTTCAAAATGTAAAGCGTATCTTCCTACAGGAAAATGGTGAAATATTTTTTTATTTTTTTTACCAAAATTTTCATACATAATACCTGTCTTAGTTGTTGTAGGAAATTTATTTAAATAACCTAAGTTAAATGTTTCGTATAAAAGATCTGGAAAGTCTAAAGTTGTCCCTTGTCCTGTAGGCACCGGAGGTATTGAAGAATCATATATTAATTCTATTTCAACTTTGGTATCAATAAAATTTCTATAGTGAGCAAAATGTGTGGCAGAGATACAACCTGCATTACCTCGACCAATAATTACTATTTTCATCAGTCAATAATATTTTGTTTAATTTCTTTTAAAATAATTTTTTTAAACTTAGCTTCTTTAAATCTTTTATATCTGTCTACCAAAGGTATAAACTTTTCCCAGATACCTGCTTTGGAACAAGTTTTTGTAATTCTATGTAATCTTTCAGTAAAATCAAATCTTTTTAATCGTATTTCATGCTCACTATCAAAATGAACATAAGCTATGTCTTCATCTTTTTTTAATTTAAACTCGTCTATATTATCCCATAAATTAAACTCCATGTTAATATTTCTAAACCATTTAGAAATATTAAAAGTTCCTGGTATTAATGAGCCATATTTTAAATGCGGACTATTAGAGAAATAAGGTGATGTTAAAGTCATTTGCACATCTTCTTCACAGAAAAAAACGTAAGAAGAAGACAGTTGAAACATCATATTATTTTTAAAATTAATCATGTGTGGAAAAGTAACGTTTAAAAAATTTTTAGAAATAGGTGTAAACTCACTATCTTTTATTTTGTAGTGACAATTCATAGGGGATTTTAATACAGCTATTCGAGAGGATAAATTTTTCACCGCCGGACAGTAAAAAATATTAGATTTTTTTTCAAGGTCTTTAGACATTCTTTTCTTTAAATCATTTCCTAAAATTGTAGGGTCTTTATATAAAATACTCCAATCGTGATGTAAGTCCATGTCAGCGGGGGCCCAATATATAGTTGTTTTCATTGTATTCTTTCTTTATATCGTATATAAAGCATAAAAAAGAACCTTTCAACACAAAAATAATAAGTTATAATAGGACCCTTATGTTACAAAAATTAGGTTTTTTACCCGGATTCAATAAACAAGTTACATCTACAGGAGCTGAGTCACAGTGGACAGGCGGCACTAATGTACGTTTTAGGTATGGTACACCAGAAAAAATAGGTGGTTGGAGTCAGTTAGGTGAAAGTAAATTAACAGGTGCTGCTAGAGGGTTACATCACATGGTTAATAAAACAGGTATTAAATATGCTATTATTGGAACCAATAGAATTTTATACGCATACTCAGGAGGAGTATACTACGATATACATCCTTTAGTTAATCCAACAGGTACAGCTATTACAAATGCATTTAGCACGACTAACGGATCACCGATCGTCACTATTACATTTGCAACCCCAACTAATTTTCAAGCAGGTGATATTATTTTATTTGGTGATGCAACTACATTTACTGCTATTACAGGTTCTAATTTTGTAGCAGCAGATTTTGCTGATAAAAAATTTATGGTAACAAGTGCTCCTAGCACTACTGTTATTACTATTACAATGCCTGGTAATGAAGGTGGGGCAGGTGCTACAAATTCTGGAGGTATTACTTTTTTTCAATATTACCATGTTGGTCCAGCTGAACAAGTTGGAGTCTTTGGTTATGGTATATCTCAATGGGGTGGTTCAGTAACTAATCCACAAACAACTACGTTGAATGGTTCACTATCTGCTAACTCAGCGGGAACAGGTGGGACGGGAACTACAATTAATGTAGCTAGTACAACTGGATTTCCAAGCACTGGAACAAATTTTATACAAGTGGGAACAGAAGAAATATCTTACACAGGAATTACATCTACAAGTTTTACAGGAATTACTAGAAATGTTAGAGGAACAACTAACGCTGGTCACAGCACCGGTGCAACTGTTACAAATTACAGTGGTTTTAGTGGATGGGGGTCAGCAGCGTCTACTACTGACAAAGTTGCAGAACCTGGTATGTGGTCTATAGATAATTTAGGTAGCACAGCTATTTGTTTAATATTTAATGGTGAGTGTTTTCAATGGGATTCAGACTTAGCTAATGCTGTAACAACAAGAGCAACTATTATAGCTGGTGCACCAACAGCATCACGGGATATGTTGGTATCAACTCCTGACCGTCACTTAGTATTTTTTGGAACCGAAACAACTATCGGTGATAAAACAACACAAGATGAAATGTTTATACGTTTTTCTTCTCAAGAAAATATTAATGACTACGCACCCACAGCTGAGAACAGTGCTGGTACACAAAGACTGGCCGCCGGATCACGGATCATTGGAGCTAAACTTGGTAGAAATGCAATTTACATTTGGTCCGATACATCTTTGTTTACTATGCGTTTTGTTGGAACTCCATTTACATTTGCATTTGAACAAGTAGGTACTAACTGTGGATTGATTGGTAAAAATGCAGCTGTTGAAGTTGACGGTGCTGCGTACTGGATGTCTGATAATGGTTTCTTTAGATACACTGGTAAACTAGAATCGATGGACTGCTTAGTTGAAGACTATGTTTATGACAATCTTAACACCACATCTAATCAAATGGTCTATGCAGGTATTAATAACTTGTTTGGAGAAGTAACATGGTTTTATCCAGAAGCTAACTCTAATGTTAATACTCAATCCGTTACATATAGTTATCTAGATTCTACTGCTAAACGACCTATATGGTTTGTAAATGCAAGTCCTTTATTTATTAGAACTACTTGGCAAGACTCAGCTGTATTTGGTTTACCTCATGCAACTCAATACGATGCAAGCACTGATACGTCTTTTGATGTAGTTGGTAACACTGAAGGAATTTCATATTACTATGAACATGAAATAGGTGTTAATCAAGTAAGACTTGGAGCGACAACAGCTATTCCGGCTAACATTACATCTGGTGATTATGACATTACACAAAAAGTTGTAAGAGGAGCCGCTACAAACATGGCTGACCTTAGAGGTGATGGTGAAAATATTATGAGAGTAAGTAGAATTATTCCTGACTTTATAGCACAACAAGGAAATGCTATTATACAATTAGATTTAAGAGATTATCCTAGTGACACAGCAGTTAGCTCATCACTCGGTCCGTTTACAGTATCATCTACAACAACAAAAGTAGACACACGTGCAAGAGCAAGAGCTATAGCTCTTACAATATCTAATACGGCAGTAGATACCAGTTGGAAATTAGGAACTTTTAGGTTAGATATACATGCTGGAGGAAGAAGATAATGGCAAAGATAGTACAAACATTAACAAGAGCAAGTAATGAATACGAACAAGACGTAGCACAGTCTTTAGTAAGAGATTTAGATGC